GATGTATATCGCAGCTATGGAAAGATGCGAGAATAACGACAAACAAGATTCATATGGTGGAGCTCCTGTTCAACAAAGAACAGATGTACAAACCGACTTATCATTTTACAGGGCTAGATAATGTTTAGACCAACTGAAAAAACATTTACTAAATGGATGAAATCTAAAAAGAAAAGTTCATTTTTAAAAGGTATGGCTTTAACAGAAGGTCAGCGTTTAATGTATCGTACAGGTAAAAATTTAAAAGGTTCAAAACTTAAAAAGTTTAAAACAGATATGCTTGGTTTAGAAAACAAAAAATATATTAACAAACATTTATAATTATGCAAATACCTTTTGGAGAATGGCTACCTGATCAACCAGCACATGGTATGAAAGGAGCTAACGTAGCAACTAATGTTTACCATGCTTTAGGATCTTACAAAAGATTTCCTTCATTAGTTTCATATTCTGGTACATCAACTACTACTACAGATGCTCGTGGAGCAGGATCATTTAGAGATAACTCTAATGCTGTATTTAACTTTGTTGCAACTAATACAAATTTATATCAATTAGCATCAGGAGTTTTTACTTCTCGTAAAGCAAGTTTAACTGGTGAAAGTGATGATTTTTGGACATTCACACAGTTTGGTGAATATGTTATTGCAAGTAATGGAGTAGATGCTGTTCAGTATTATTTAATGGGTACATCAACTAACTTTGCTGATCTTACAGCAATTCAAACAGCAGGAACCTGTCCTGTGTTTAGAGTCTCTGGAGTAATAAGAGATTTCTTAGTTGTAGGAAATATAGTTGGAGCAACTAATAGAATTCAATGGTCAGGCATTAATGACATTTCAGTTTGGTCAGGTAAACAATCAGACTATCAAGACCTTCCAGGTTCAGGTGGTAAAGTTGTTGCTGTAACTTCTGGAGAAGTAGGATATGTATTTAGACAAAACCAAATAATTCGTATGGATTATGTTGGTGGTGCAACAGTATTTAGACTATCAGTTATATCTCCAAATCGTGGAGCAATGTATGGTAAGACAGTAACACAAGATAACAGACGTGTATTTTTCTATGCAGATGATGGCTTCTACGAAATTCAAGGCGATAATGTAGTAGGTATTGGTGTAGAAAAAGTAAACAGATTTTTTGATTTAGACTTAAACAAAGCATATTCTGATAGAATAGTAGCAGCAACAGATCCTTTTAATACATTAGCTATGTGGTTATATCCTTCTGTAAACAATACTGCTAATACTACAGGTATATGTGATCGTATGATTGTATATAATTACTCTACTCAAAAATGGTCATTAGTAAAAGTAAATGCTAGTCAAATATTCGCACAATTTCTTGGAGCTTATACTGTAGAATTAATGGATATTATAAGTGAAAACTTAGAAAATATTAATGCATCATTAGATACAGATTATTGGTCTGGTGGACAAATGTTTTTAGGTGGAATTGATAGTACATTTAAAGCTGCAATCTTTTCTGGAACTTCTAATGAATGTGAGATAGAAACAGCAGAGATAGAAGGCTTTAAAGGAGCCAGAACTAATATCACAGGAGTTAGACCAATCGTAGATGCAGCTGCAACAGTAACTGTAAAAACTAGAGAAAGATTAGCAGACACAGAAACAGAGTCTAGTTCATCTTCTATGGTAACAAGTGGTGTTAACCCAGTTAGACAATCAGGTAGATACATAAGAGCTAATGTAAAAATAGCTTCAGGAACTACATTTAATCATGCACAAGGAATAGATCTTGTTGCATCAAAAGCAGGATATAGATAATGAGTGATGAAATAAATATAGATAACGTAAGATATTCAATGGAAACACAAGAATATTTCCAAAGACAAATTGAAGAAGCAATTAACACATTAGTAAATAAGAACAATACTGAAAGCGACAAAGCATTCAGTTGGTTCATGAATTAGGGAGAATTATGGCAGGAACATATTTAGGCAAATACGACACAACATCAGCAAACAATACAGCTACAGGAACTAATACAGTTTCAGTTGCTGAAGGAATGCTACCATCAAATATCAATAATGCTTTTAGAAGTATTATGGCTGATATTAGACAGCATTACAATACTGCTGAATGGATTGAATATGGAGATGGAGCAGGTGCATATACACCAGCTTATGTTTCAGGAACAAGTTTTACAATAGCAGGAGTTAATGTAACAGCTATTTATCATGTTGGACGTAGAGTTAAAGTAGTTGCAAGTACACCAGGCACTATTTACGGATCAATTACAGCAGTAGCATTTTCTACAAATACAACAGTTACAGTATCTTGGGATTCAGGAAACTTATCTGATGAAGCTATTACAAGTGTATTTATTGGAGCTCTAGCTAATACAAACAAATCTATTCCTATTGCAAGTATTGCAACAGCTAATATAATAGATGATGCAGTTACAGCTGCAAAGATGGCAGCTAATTCAGTAGATTCAGATTCATACGTAGATGGTAGTATTGATCTAGCACATATGTCTGTAAATAGTATAGACAGCGATCAGTATGTAGACGCATCAATTGATCTTGCACATTTATCTGCAGACTCAGTAGATGGATCTAAAATAGCAGATGATGCTATAGATAGTGAACATTACGCAGATGCTAGTATAGATGTAGCACACATGAGTGCAAACAGTATTGATAGTGACCAATATGTAGATGGAAGCATTGATTTAGCTCACCTTGCAGCAGATTCTGTAAACGGAACTAAAATAGTTGACGATGCTATTGACAGCGAACATTATACAGACGGAAGCATAGATCTTGTTCATATGAGTGTAAACTCTATAGACTCAGATCAATATGTTGATGCTAGTATAGACAACGCCCATTTGGCAGCAGATTCAGTTACTGGAGCAAAGATTGCTGATGACGCAATAGATTCAGAACATTATACGGATGCAAGTATAGATACTGCACACATAACTGATGCTAATATAACACTTGCAAAACTTGCAGCTAACTCAGTTAACTCATCTAAAATTGTAGATGATTCAATTGTTAATGCAGATATTAATTCTTCTGCAGCAATAGATGCAACTAAAATTGCAAATGGTACTGTAACAAGTTCAGAATTTCAGTTTATTAACACTTTATCATCTAATGCTCAAACACAAATAGATGCAAAAGCTGCAACAACTTATGTTGATAATGCAGTTGCTGGATTAAGAACTAGAATTATTGCAGAGTGTGCTTCAACTGCCAATGTAGTTATTTCATCAGCTATTGAAGCTGGAGACACTATTGATGGTATTACACTTGTAGCTGGAGATAGAGTACTTTTAAAAGATCAAAGTACAGGTTCTGAAAATGGTTTATATACTGCAGTAGGATCTGGTGCTGGAGCAGCATCAAGAGATACACAATTTAATTCTATTGCTGAATTATCAGGTCAAATGGTTGTTGTTAATCAAGGTACTTCTAATGATAATAAAATATTTTTATGTACTACAAATAACACAGCATCATTAGGTTCTGACACAATTACTTTTACTGTAATTACTCCTTCCAATGTTGGAGATGTAACTTTAGTTGGAGTACAAACTTTAACTAACAAAACTTTAACATCACCTAAAATTAACGAAAATGTAGTAATGTCATCTACTGCTACTGAATTAAATTTATTAGATGGAGCAACAGTTACTACAGCAGAAATAAATAAACTAGATGGAGACACAAGTGCTACATCTACAACATTAGCAGATGCAGATAGATTAGTTGTAAATGATGCTGGAACTATGGTACAAGTAGCTATGTCAGATGTAAAAACATATTTGAATACTGCTGGATATGTAACAGACGATCCTACAGCTTTAGCAATAGCTTTAGGTTAAATTAACAATAAGGGGAAAATAAGAAATGGCAAACACATTTAAGACAGTAACATTCGCAGCAGAACCAGCTAGTGCTGGGACTCCTTATGTTATGTATACAGTAGCATCTAGTACAACAACAGTTGTATTAGGATTGATACTTACAAATATTCATACAGCAGCTATTACAGTTGAAGTAGAACTTAACAGTGATACAGCAAATAGAGCTGTTGCAAACAATACTGCAAACGGAATATCATTTTTAGTTAAAGATGTAACTATTCCTGCTGGAAGTTCACTAGAGCTTTTATCTGGTGGAAAAGTTGTATTAGAAGCAACAGACGCATTAAGAATAGATTGTTCAGTAGCTGATAAAGTTTCAGGTACACTTTCAATAATGGAAATTACATAGGATTAATTTATGAGTTATATAGGAAAAATTCCAGCAAATGCAGTACTTACAACTGCTGATTTAGCAGATGGTATTGTTACTGCTGCAAAAATTGAAGATGGTACAGTAGTCGCAGCTGAAATTGCAAGTAATGCAGTAACAACAGCTAAAATAAATGCAGATGCTGTAACAGCAGCTAAAATAGCTGATGATGCTATAAATTCAGAACACTATACTGATGGGTCAATCGACACAGCACATATAGCTGACGTTAATGTAACACAAGGTAAAATTGCAGATCAGGCGGTTAATGAAGCTAAAATGCAAATAAGTAATGCACCTACTAATGGGTATATGCTTACTGCACAATCTGGTAATACTGGTGGTCTAACTTGGGCAGAAGCTGGTGGTGGTAGTTGGGTAAAAATATCAACAGTTACAGCTAGTAGTAGTGCTACAGTTGATTTTGATAATGTATCAAGTGGTTATTCAGTTTATGCAGTTATAGGTACTGGAATAACACCAGCAACTGCTAATATTCTTTTTCAAATGAATTTTGGAACAGATGGCTCAACTTATGCCGCAAATAAAACATCTATTTATTACACAGCATATAATAACACTGGCGATAGTGATAGTGCATTAGAAAAAGTTGCAGGATATAGTTTAGGTAATGCAACTGCAAATCAAACTTTAGCTGCTGGTGTTAATGCTAATACTACTGTTGCAGAAGGTATTACTATGTCTGCTTTTTTTGGTGGATTAAATCAAACTGGTTATGGTTCTTATAGTGTTACAACTAATCAATTTGGACACAATAGCTATATTCAACAAACTGTAGCAGCTGGTCAAGTTATGGCAAATGTAGATTGCATAAGATTTATATTTTCATCTGGAAACATTGCAGCTGGAAAATTCACTTTATATGGGATCGATCAATAATGACATACACACATAGAATAAAAAACGGAGTTAAAATAGATTTAACAGCAAAAGAAATTACTGCTTTAGAAAATAGAGATACTCAATGGAATAATGGTGCTTTAGACAGAGCATTAAATGAATTAAGACGAAAAAGAAATAATCTTTTAAAAGAAACAGATTGGATGGCTAACTCTGATCTTACTATGTCATCTGATATGACTACTTACAGACAAGCATTAAGAAATCTTACATCTGGATTAGACACAGTAGAAAAAGTAAATGCAAAAGAATTTCCAACAAAACCTTAAGGATAAAAAATTATGGCATATATAGGCAGAGAACCACAGATAGGAAACTTTCAAATCTGTGATGCAATATCAACAGTAAATGACCAAGCTGCATATACTATGCAAGTAAGTTCAGTTGATGTATTACCAGAAAGTGCTAACCATATGATTGTTAGTTTAAATGGAGTTATACAAAAACCAAACAGTTCTTATACTGTATCTGGTGCAACAATTACTTTTGCTAGTAACCTTGTTACTGGTGATGTAATAAACTTTATTCAAATACTAGGATCAGTTCTTGATCTTGGAGTACCTAGTGATGATACTGTAACTGCTGCTAAACTTTCTACTAATGCAGTAACTACTGCTAAGATTTTAGATGCAAATGTTACTACAGCAAAAATTACAGACAACGCAATTACACTTGCTAAACTAGCTAGTGGAACTGACGGAAATATAATTTCATACGATACATCTGGTAATCCTGTAGCAGTTGCTACTGGTAATGATGGTCAAGTATTAACAAGTGCTGGTGCTGGTGCAGTACCTACTTTTGAAACTTTACCTGTTGGTGGAATTACAGAAGCTGACCAATGGAGATTAACTGCTAACTTAGCTGGTAATAATTTTATAACATCTAATCTTGAAAGGTCAGATACTTATGGAGCTGGATATATAGGAACTGGAATGTCCCAATCATCTGGAGTTTTTACATTTCCATCAACTGGTATTTGGAAAGTTGAATTTAATCCTAATTATAGATTAAATGGAAATACAAGAGTTATAGAAACTAAAATTTATACAACACCAGATAATAGCACTTATAATGTTGCTGCATTTGCAAACACTTTTATTCAACAAACTGAAAGTAATGAAACAGCAGCATCAACATATTTACAAATAAATTTTGATGTTACAAATACATCAAATGACAAAGTTAAATTTTACTCAGAATATACAAATCAAAGTACCTTAATGAAAGGTAGCACTTCTGGTAATTGGACTACTATGACATTTACAAGATTAGGAGACACATAGAATGAATAGAGATTACTTACAAGACGCATTACAAACATTTAATGGTGGCAATTGGTATGGTTGGAAAAAATATAATGATGATGGAACTAAAATTCCTAACGACCAACGAATGACTTATGCCAATATTGAAGTTATCAAAGATGGTGCAACAATACCAAGTGAAGCTGATGTTAATGCAAAGATACAAGAAATTAAAGATGCAGAAACAAATGCTGCAACTAAAAAAGCATCTGGCAAACAAAAGTTACTAGATTTAGGATTATCCGAAGAAGAAGTAAAAGCACTAATAGGAGTATAGAAATATGGCAATAATAAAAGTAATCACACCTTCAGTAACTGACGCAAATATTACAACTGCTAAAGTAACTGATAACGCAATTACATTAGCTAAGATGGC